TTTAAAGCTGATGGTATTACTTTTACGGGTGAGGCTGAACGAGTTAGTCAAAGCAAAATACTATTACTTAATAACTCTTTATATACAGCACCAACAACTGAATATCCTGCTTACACAACCGAAGGAAGTGTACTAACAGTATTTCCTAATACGATTGTAGCACAGGGTCAAGTTAAAGCTCAATATATAAGATACCCTGAAACACCTGTATGGACGTATGTATCTTTAGGAGCAGCACAAACACCTCAATTTAGCATAACTCCAAGTTATCAAGACTTTGAATTACCATTAGATTACTTTCAAGATTTGGTAAATAAAATTTTACAATATGCAGGAATGGAAATAAGAGAACCTGAAGTAGTGCAATTTGCACTAGGACAAGACGCAATTGAAAACCAAGACGAACAATAATGGCATATATATCTGAATATCAATACTATACAAATAATAACACCAACCCACAAGACGAGAATTGGGGTTCATATCAGTATGTAAGTTTAGCTGATATAGTAACTAATTTTCTTTTAATGTATGATGGTAATCATTCTTTAGTTAATAACGAAGAAAGGTATAAAATATTATTTCATGCAAAAAGAGCAATTCAAGAATTAAATTACGATGCATTTAAAGAAGTTAAAGTTTTAGAATTACAAATTAGTGATACTCTAAGATATGTTTTACCTGCTGATTATGTTAATTGGGTTCGTATATCTTTATCATATCAAGGAGTTCTTAGACCATTAGTAGAAAACGTACAAATAAATAGTGCTAGTGCTTATCTTCAAGACAACAATGGTAATATTTTATTTGACCAAGACGGTAATGTGTTAAAACCTGAAAATTCAGAATTTACAAAAGAAAGATTATCAAACAGACAAAGGACGCAATATTTAAATGACGGTGCGCCTTATAATGGATATTGGGGATGGGAAGTTAATGGTGCGTGGTATTTTGATATGGCTATTGGAACTTCGTGGGGATTAAATACTGAAACCGCTAATGCCAATCCTACATTTAGAATAGATGCAAAAGCAGGGGTAATTAATTTTAGTTCAGCAATGAATGATAAACTTGCAATTTTAGAATACATATCGGATGGTATGGAAAATGGAATAGACTCTAAAGTAACAGTTAATAAGTTTTTTGAGGATTATATTTATGCATACATACAATATGCTATATTAAACAGTAAACTTGGTGTTCAAGAATTTGTTGTGAATAGAGCTAGAAAAAACAAATCAGCTCTATTAAGAAATGCCAAAATTAGATTAAGCAACATTCATCCGGGTCGTCTTATGCAAAACATGAGAGGACAAGACAAATGGATAAAATAAATGGCAAATATACAGAAGAATTTTATACAGGGTAAAATGAATAAAAGCGTTGATGAACGCTTAATTCCTAATGGTCAATATATAGATGCGTTAAATGTTAGATTAGGTTCGACAGAAGCATCTGAAATTGGTTCAGTAGAAAACTCTAAAGGAAACACTAAAATAACTTCACATGAATTTAACGATGAAGCTTTAAGTTCTGATGCTAGATGTATAGGAGCTTATTCAGATGGTTCTGAGGAAACTATTTACTTTTTTGTTCATGACCCAACATTTGGAGGTTCGCCTACGGGTAAGTTAGATTTAATAGTTTCTTATGACGAACAGTCTAATACAACAACATATCATTGTATATCTTTAAAAGAAGGTGCGACAGGAACAAACACTACATTAAATTTTAATCCATCTTTTTTAATATCAAATGTTGATAAAATAGAAGATTTATTATTTTTTACTGATAATACAAATCCTCCTCGTTTTATTAATGTGACTAGAAATTATGATAATCCATTTAACTTAATAGATGTATTTACAGCTGAATCACTATTAGTCATAAAAAAACCACCAACATTTAGTCCTCCTATATCTTTGTATACTGCAGGAGATAATAATTATTTAGAAGACAAGTTATTGTGCTTTGCTTATAGATATGAGTATGAAGATAATGATTTTTCTGCTACGTCTCAATGGTCTAAACCCGCCTTTATTCCTAAAGGTTTTCGTTTTGGTTCTGACGACTATTTAAATAATGGTATGGAGAATGGTAGAAATGGAGTTACCGTTACGTTCAACACCGGAAGTGAGTTGGTTACAGCTGTAGAAGTGTTGTTCAAAGAATCTAACGGAACAATATTAAACATTATAGATAAATTTAGTAAAGAAGAATTTGGCTATGCAGATAATCAAGATGTAGACATTCAATTTGATAGTAATCAAATATTTACAGTATTAAATCTTGACCAATTAGGGAGATTATACGATGCAGTACCTTTAAAGTCTAAGGCTCAAACATTAATTGGTAATAGATTAATCTATGGAAATTATTTTGAAGGATATAATTTAAAAGATGTAAATGGTGAAAGGTTAAATTTAGACTATTCAACATCATTAGTTTCTAAATCAATTGGTTTAGAAGATTTAACAGAAGCTTTAAGCGATAGTGTTTATACTATTGATGGAACTAGAACTATATCAAACTCACTTGTTTCAATTGACTTAACAGGAGCAAATTTAATAAAAGGAGGACAAATTACTCTTGACATTACTTTTACTCACAATAGCTTCTCCGGAAGTCCTGTTCCGGGAGCTGAAATAGCTGACATAACAATTGCTTTTGCTTTTACTTTACCAACAAATTACAGTTCAGTAGGGTCTTTGGTTAATTCTGTAGAATTTCAAGATATTTTATCTGCTACTGTAGCAAACAATAAATCCGTTGTAACTGCATGTACAGGAACAACATGGACAGACACATTTAACTGTGAAATGCCTAATAGTTTAGATACATTTTTTGCATATACGTCAGGAATTAGTTCTACTGTTTATCCTGCTGTAGGACCAATATTAGCTTCAGAAGTAAATAATAACTTAGTGTTACAATTTCCTGCAATGCAATGGTCAAATACCGACCCTGCACTTGGAACTCCTACAAATATTGTAACAGAATATTTTTCTGTTTTAATAGCTCAAGCAACTTATCAAGAAATTAGTAGTACAGAAAGTCTTCATAGTGATAGAGATTATGCTGTAGGAATTGTTTATATGGATGACTTTAGTCGTGCATCTACAGCTTTATTAGCTCCAAATTCTACAGTTTATGTTCCTTGTGGTAATTCAGATACTAAAAATTCTATTACTATTGATTTACCTATAAACATGTTACCTCCTTTTTGGGCAAAAAGATATAAATTTGTTTTAAAACCTTCTGCTACCATATACGAAACAATATATTGTAATGTGTTTTTTGCAGACCCTAATAGTAATGCTACTTTCTTTTTATTAGAAGGAGAGAATAATGAAAAAATATCTGAAGGGCAAAGATTAAAAGTAAAAAGAGATACGAGTGGTGCTTTACAAAATTGTTCTTACGCTACTGTTTTAGAAAAAGCTAATCAAGCAAAAGGATTTATAAAATTTCCTTCACAATATTCAGCTGATGATGTAGATGCTCCTGCCGGAACTTATGCAAAAATAGTAGCTAGTGATTTTAGTATTGTAATAGATGAAGATGCTGTTAAAAATGCTGAAAATGAACAATGCACAGATACTGCTAACTTTTCACCTTTTGCAACTGTTGGTGTAAATACTTTTGACTCAAACACAAGTGCTTATATTGATTATACAATACCTGCAGGAAGTAGAATAAATTTAAATTTTAGATTTAAACGTAGAGGAACAGGAGATGGAAATAATTCTTGTGAAAGACGTATATATGAATTAGATTTAAAACTAGTATCAACAGCTACTTATGCTAATTTTCAAGATTGGTATTTTGGAGATAATGTACAATTAAGACTTGATGATGGTCAATGGGAAGGTGGTAATGGCGCAGGAGAACCTAACAATACACAAGTAAATAGTTCAACCAATTCTTTTTCAGGACAACCTAACCTAGTACAAGCAGGTTTAACTCAAAGTTTTTTAGACAATAATCAATATAAATTTGTTAGAAGTTCTACCGACAATGGTTTATGGCTGTGTGCTCGAGGAACAACAAGTTGTAGTGGAGTATTCCAAAAAGAAAAAAGACGTTCATGTACAAGAATAACAGTTGAGGTTTTTAGAGCTGAAGACACTATAATATTTGAGTCAGAACCTTTAAATGCTTTAGACGATGTGTTTTATGAAGGAGACCAAAGTTATCCTATAGTAGCTGCAACAGGCTTACATGGTGGTGGAACAAATGCACAAATAATTACAGGTAACAGAACACAAACCTCAGTTTTATCAGGTATAATTAAAACTACTTTGTTTGATTGTTATGCTTTTGGTAATGGAGCTGAGAGTTTTAAAATAAGAGATTCTATTGGCGGTCAACAATTGCAAACAGGAAATAGAGTTATAACAGTTTCTAATCAAGATTACAGAGAGTCTCATAGATTTGCTGACCTTACATATAGTGGAAGATATAGTGATGTTTCTAATATAAATAGATTAAATGAATTTAATTTTAGTACTTTAAATTTTAAAATATTAGAAGATTCATTTGGACCTATAAATAAATTATTTGGAAGAGAAACAGATGTTTTAGTTTTACAAGAAGATAAAATTTCTTATGTACTTGCAGGTAAAAATTTACTTTCAGATTCTGCCGGTGGTGGTTCTGTTGCATCTATTCCTGAAATATTAGGAACACAAATTGCAAGAAAAGAAGTTTATGGTATAAGTGATAACCCTGAAAGTTTTGTGTGTTATGGAACTGACAAATATTTTACTGATTCTAAAAGAGGTGCTGTGTTACAATTGCGTGGTACAAGTTTACAAAACGAACAACTAACTGTTATTTCAGAAAGCGGAATGAGAGGTTGGTTTAGAGATTTGTTTATTGATTCTTTTGATACACAAAAATTAGGTGGCTACGACCCTTATATGAATGAATATGTTTTAAGTAACAATTGTATAGCGTTACCACAAACAGCTAGAATAGAAAACTGTGGTATAACTACTCAATTTAATTTATTAAAACCTGCAGCTCCACAAACGTTTACCGTTGAATTAGGGCAACAAGTAGGAGTTGTAACACTTTCATGGTTAGCAGCTATTATTGCATCAGGAACAACATGGACAGTAACTGCAGTTTATGATGGGGTTACATATACATCAGGTCCGGTAACAACTGCTGCTCAATTAACTTTTGATAAAAACAGTATAAATGTTACAACTGCTATTATAACCGTATCGGCACAAAGCGGCGATGTAGCTAATTTAAACTTAACTGTTAGCTGTCCGGCTGCAGTACAATTAACTGTTAAAACAATAGTTATAACAGGAGACACTAATGTTGGTCAATTTATTAATTCTTATTATAATTTTACAGATGGAACATTTCAGTCTGTTACAACTTCACAACTTGTAGAGTTTGCTTCAGGAGGTTCTCCTATTGTGTCTAGTTTTGTGGAAGTTACAGGTGGACAGGGAACATCAACTATTCCTACAAATTTATCTACTGTGCAATTAGGAGTGTTTAAAAAACCTAATAATGATTTTATATTTAGTGTAGCTGATAATAAATTTGGTTATTTAAGAAGTTCTACAAATTATCAAAATAACGATGCAAATATAAATGCTTTAGTAACAGCAATAACAGCAGCTAATCAATTCTTAACAACTAATGTAACGTTAGCTCCACAAAAATATTTTGGAGAGTTTACACTTCCTGATGTTGCTGACGATTTTTTATATTTAGTATATGATTTAAGAGCTCCGTTAAAATTGAGAATGTTTACTTCACCAAACTCTGCAGTAGATGCTTGTTGCAATGGATTAGTTGTAAATTACTATATAGACACAAATGACTTTAATACGGCAACGGCTATATATATCGATTCTGATTTAACAACAGTTGCACCTTCAGGATACTATGTTTTTAACAATGCATCTAGGTCTTATTTAGGTGGTGTTATGGGGAGTATTTCTCCTTGTCAATCTTGTAATGAAACTTGCACATTGCAACCATTTCAACTTGCTAATCAGGGAAGTTATGCAATACCTGCTGTTGCAGGAATTTATAGTCTTACTTTATCTACAGGTGCTTTAATAGGTCTTATAAGAGGGTTTTTAAGTGATTTAACAAACAAAGCAGTTGGTATTCAAATAGTTAGTAATTCTACTATATTTAATGATTGGTCACAATTAGACACCGGTTATAAACAAACTGCAAATAATGATTCAGCATGGTTAGGAGATTCAAGTGTTGGTCCTGCGGGAGGAACTACTTATACCAATCAAAATGTATATACATGGAATGGAACGGCATGGGCAACTTTAAGTACAGCCGGTTATGCTGTTAATGGAACAACTAACTATAACGCAACTCAAGGTGCTAACAGTTTATGTCCTATACCTAAAACACAAGCAGGTCAGACACCAACTACTATTACTATTTTAAATCCTTTAGGAGTTGCTTTTGAGTTTGCTTTACAATGTCCTCAAGTATTAGTAGGAATACCTTATAACTCAACTCCTTATCCTAACCCTGTTGATGCATGTAATGCTACAGGAACATCACAATTAGGATATTCAAGTGGTTTTCTTACAAACGCAAATGAATTTACACAATGGGGATTTGCATATACAACTACATTTGGAACTTCACCGATTGGTGTAGGTTATTATAAAATTAATGATAGTACATCTAATGGGTATATGCAAGTAGATAATAACGGAGTAATAATTGATGTAGGAACATGT